TCAGGAAACATCTATCCCACCACCCCGAGAAGAAGGTACTGGCCGTTCGTACAGCGAATCACGGCCACTTTCTTACCCACGTCTTCCGGGCTCCAGCCGGTGGGCTCCAGCCTCACAAGTTCTTTCTCTTCAAGTGGTGCTGGGTCCTCGTCCAGTTTTACTGACAGGGGAGACAGAGAAAGAAGGTTACCAAGTTCCGCTTTTGTATCTGTCAGCCCATCTCGGGCCCCTTGAAATAACTTCTGTAATGCTGCCTGCATAGGCTACCCCCTCCTTTCCAATTGCAAATCCATCGTGTATTGACCGCCCTTCCAGCGTGCGTTGCAGCTGGTGACGATCCAGTCCGTGATGGTCACGTTATCCTTCTCCATAATCCTAATGAGCCAGCCTGCTCGGAGCCGAGCGGCCTGATTGTCTTCGTGCTTGACGGTTATGGATCGGGTCTTGGGTATTTTCGACAGGTTCGCCAGCTGCCTTGTAGCTAGAGCCTCCAGTCCCTTCTCTTCGCCAGCATCGATCACCTTTTGCATTCGTCCGATCTGCTTGATCAGGTTGACGTTTTCCTTCGTCGCGCTGGCAGCCACCTTGTCATCTTTGTACCGCTCCACCGTCACGACCGTGTACACTTCTTCGATTGACTCACCCTCGGAGCTGCTTTCCAACATGTTGGCCGCGAACATTGGGACTACGCTGTTCCCGCCTTCCGGGAGAACGGTCAGCCTGTCACGTTCATGCTGGACGAAATACCTCTTTCCCGTCTTGTCATAAGCCTGCTCTGTCAAAGTCGTGAACAGAGAAGCGAATGACTGGGAAGAAAGCCGGTCCTTTACTTCAAAGCCAAAGGCCGGACAGTTGAAGTTGATTCCCGTTGAACGGATCAGTCGCTCCAATTCCTTCCCGGCGTCGCCATTCAATTTAATTCGTGATGTTTCGTTCTTCTGCAAGTACCAACTCAGCTCGTACGCCGTTGCCGATGTGTCTCCACTCTTATCGTCACGCTCAAAACGGACGATCGGCCCGTGGAAAAACTGCTGCGACTCTTTGAGCAGATCACCGGAGAAGAGCATCAAAAAACCCGCCGACTCGATAGGCGGGGCACTCAGGACTTGGATATCACAGTTTTGGGCGATCTGTCCGCGAGAGGAGGACCAGGATAATTCCTTCGTCACAGGCGTTAGATCACTGCGAGTTGACTCCTTGCCATAAATGACTTTCATGGAACCACCTCACTACGTCCCGATAGCCCGGTTCAGACTGGCTAGTTTTCGGTCAATCCTGTCACGTTGGATTTGCTGCATCGCAGGATCAATCAAGGACTGGTTACCGGTTTTCTTTTTTGCCGATTTACCTGTCGTATTGGGTCGGGCCTTCTGCTGCTTGGCTATCACTTTTTCGGGGCTTAGAAGTTGAGTTTGATTGCTCCATGTTACAAATTCACCTTTAACGAACAAGGGGAACTCAATCGATCCATGGTAGTCTACATTCTTTCCTGAAAACCTGCCATCACACTGGCCGACTATGACATTCCAGGCAAGATTGAGCTCGTCTATAGTAATCAGTACCTCTGTCCCGGTCAGCCTATCCAGACCGTCCAGCCACACGCGCGGTCCTTGATATCCTTCCACCTCAATAAAGTCTGCTTCAAGGTTTCCGGGCAAAAAGAACTCGAAAGAGATTGATTTCGGGCGCCGCCCTGAAATCCGGTTATGTGTCAGTAGATCAATGGTTGTCGTACTTTCCGTATCGTTCCCATACCCGTTTAGCTGGATTTCCCCTGGGGTTACCGGGAACGTGAGTCTGTACTTGCCCTGTAAACGGATCATGTAGCGACACCTCCCCGGGTTTCCAGTGCATCTATAAGCGCTTTCTCAATGAGGTCCTTAATTTTCTGTCCGACAGACGGATCACTCAGCATCTTCAACATAGTCGGTATATCCTGAAGTACGCCTTGAGCGTGGAGTGGAATGGTCACTTGGGGTATGGTGACTGAAACGACTTTTGGTTTCTCCGTTACCTTCCCTCCAACCGGCGATACAGGCGGTATCGGCGGCCCCATGACAGGCGGGGTCGGCCTTAACTGATTCACTTCTTCTCTGGAAATTTTCATCATCCCTCGGGGATGCGGTGGAGTCTCCGGTGGTGTTGACGGTGCATCATTCCACCAAGACATCACTTTATCAAAGAGTGCTCCCCCGCCAAAAGCTCCGGCGATACCGCCCACAATTCCACCAATTGCTGTTCCGATTCCGGGGACAACTGAGCCAATGGCCGCTCCCGCTGCAGCACCTCCCCAACCACCAAGAGCTTCCGCTCCTACTTTGCCGGCAGCTTCGAGCTTGTCCTCAGCTGTCAGGATTTCACTGGCGCCAACAGCCATACCGATGATCGGCAATCTTTTTACAAGCCCACCGCCCAGAGATTTTACTCCTTCCCAAGCACTTTTTGTACCAGAAAGGACTGTATCGCTCTTTGGTAGTAGCCCGCCCAAGCTCTTCAGGTTTTCCACCAAACCTTTCTTTGGAGAAATGGGAGTCTTATCCGGGAGTGCCCCGGCCAAAGCTTTCTTTGTTGCCTCTTTGGATGTCAGCCACTTTCGTTCTGGAACAGAGGGTTCTTTTTTTCCCCAGTTCAACGGATTCCATTTGCTCCGTTTTCCGCCACGCGGACCTTTACCGTCTCTTCCTTTCTTCTCTTTTTCTAGTACGTCAACATCTGTATCAGCGCCAAGTCTTCTTCGTATTGCTGCTTCAGTAGCGGCAGACAAAGCTACTTTTAATTTCCAAAGTCCGATGGTAACTAATCCAATTGCTGTTCCTAATGCTGGTAAAGCTAACCATGTTGGAAGATCATCGAATGCCTCTTTTGCAGCTCTCACACCAGATGCAAACAATTTCAGTACTGGACTTATTTCTTGAGCAATCACTATACCTAATCCCATTAACTCGTTTGACAGCATAGTTTTCGCTTCTACAAATCCCCTGAGAGGATCATTCTCTATAAAGGTTTGAAAAGACTGGTTTAATGTGCCCTTATAGTTGAATGAACTTGAATCAGCCATACCAATTCGACCGGCTGCTTGTAACAATGGAGCGTATGCTTTAGCAATGTCTTCACCGGGCCCAGCACCAAGTTCATTCAACAATTCCTGCCGAACTTTCTGATCCTGTATTCCCCCAAATGTTTGTAGCAGGGCTGCAATTGCGAATTGATTATCTGCTACATTATCTGAATGGATAGCAGAAGCGATCGTCTTTGACTCTGTTTCTGCACGCTTCTGGGCTGCTTCTGAATCCAATCCCTGAGCCTCATAAGCTGTTTTGAGAACGTTGACCATATCTCCCTGGTTATCCAATTTGATAGTGGCTTCTTTCAAGGCATCAAACCCTTTGTCGATAGACCATAGACCATTCATTTCTTTCATTAAGGCTGCAAGTTTTTCGGGTGTGTCGAGAAACTTAGTCACTTGTGTTGAGTATTCAACTATGGAATCCAATGCCTCTCCCCGGATATCGGTAGTCTTGTTTGCAATTTCAGCGAGTGTATCCCCAAATCTCCCAACATCAGTGACATCCTTCCATGCCTGTTGCATGGCAAATATCGCTTTTTGATATTCTTCGACACCACCCATATCTGGACGAATTGCATTGAGTTGAAGTGCCTGTCTCGTTATATCTACGCCGTTCTGTTCATTAAATCGGATTGCTTGAGTCATCAAGTCCTTAATATAGGTTCGATCAACGTTTGGGTTGATTAAAGATAGGTCTTGTCCTTGTCTTTGAAACTGAAGCAATTCCTCAGGCGTATCTCCGAGCAATGCGCGTCTTGCGTTAGCTTGTGTTTCCCCGGTCAGCTGATCAATGTAGCCTGCACCTAAGTAAGCCGCAATTCCTCCGGCAACTCCACTTGCTGCATAGTCCGTTCCTCCACCTGTATTCGCCGCTTCAATTTGCACCTTTGCCTTCGAGCCATCAAGTGCTTTAACTTCCTGTCTGATAGCTGCAATTTCACGTCTCGCTTTATCATCTATGTTCACCTTCGGATGTGCCCGGGACGAATCTAAAATTCCAAGTTGGCGTTTAAGGTCTTGGATTTCACGATGCATTTTATCAAATTCACGTCTAAAACCACGCTCCGCTTGTTTGGCAGTCTGTTTGATTTTACGCATTTCCTTAATCATTTCTTGCGTTGCGTCATCCAGTCCAAGCATTTCTTTCGTTGCTTTCCTCGTCGCTTTTACTACACCGTTGAGTTCCGGTGACAGTCCGTTTTTGGCTTGTAGAAACGCAGTAATTCCAACGACATTCCCCATGTTTTCACCTCCGACAAAAAAAAGACACCACTTAAATGGCGTCTAATTAAGAAATAAGTTACCTAACCAGATAATGATTACGAAGACAGAAATAAATCCGAGATTATACAAAAGCTTATACTTAAACTCCGTTTTATTTCTAGACCTTAATAGTTTGATATTTCCAATGGTTAGCATATAAGCGATCCCAGCGAATGAAACGAAGTAAAGCACCACAAAGAACAGTTTTAGGAAAGCCAGTATCCAACCTAATACTTCCAAATCTATCTCCTCCTCGCATACATTCTACCCCAACAAAAAACCTCAGGTCAGTAAAACTAAACGCGAGCAAATGACTTTTTACAACAATATTATCCTGAAATTCCCGTATTTCTGATTTACAATTGCTGTAACGGAAAAAGTGCAGTAATATAGATCATATAAGTGGATTAAACTAAAAATGACCGCAGGTGTTCCCGCACCCACGGTCATGCACAATAGACGTTCCCTACAAGGGGGCGGCTCAATGTTTTGTCAAGTAGACCACCAAGCCTGCTAAGCTCAAGGGTGGTCTACTTCTTTTTGTGGAAGGACAGCACGGCAACTATCAGAAGCCCGAAAGTGAGCATCAATGATATTGCCTCATACACCGTCAATGGCCTCACCCCCTTCCATTAAGGAATAGGAGTGAGCCGACCACCCTTGAGGAGCCGATTCTATTGTACATGGAAGATTATAGCACGAAGGCACTCTTGATCGGGAGTGTCTTCATTGTTTAGTAGCCAAGAAATGAAGAAAGCTATTGCTTGGACTTCTCCATTTCCTCGGCTTCTACCTCTTGGCATGCCATGATAAAGAGCTTTTGCATATACCGATCTACCTCGTATTCTACGAGATCGGCTGGTCGCCCTCGTCCGTGGAGAAATGCCCGACAGAGGTGGCTTGCTTCTCCGTCGGTTCGGATGAGTTTTTTAGTTCGTTCACGACTTCCTGTTCCGTTTTCACTTTGGAATTCACTTCGTTCACTTTGTCCAGCAGCGCCTGATAACCTGCTTGGTTGTGAGCGAACAGTTTAACTGGCAAATCGTACTTATCCTTGGCCTTGTATGCAAGCAACAACTCTTTGTTATTCCAAGGAAAATCGTGCTCCGTAGCTTTTACGATCCGGACATCATTGTATCGGAACGTGTCAAATCTCCCGTTATCATCCTCGGCAAGCCTAAAGCATTGACGGTTCTCTGGCATAGTCAGTTCCCGAACGCTCCATTCATCCCCGTCGATCGTGACGGTACCAGTACGACGTTGTACCGACTCCTGCGCTTTCGCCAAGTATTTTTCCAACTTGCTCATTATTTCTCCCCCTATTCCGTGTATTCAGGCAGTTCATCGAGGTAGTCAGGCTTCTCGTTGGATATGCCTTTGATTTCATACGTTGCATTGTCATTTCCATCTGCTTTGGCTTCCCAAAGGGTCAGTTCTTCCGGGTTCAGCACGATGTTTGAAATTCGGACTCTTTCTGTATTGCCGGCCTCTTTATCCAACGTCTCCCCGATAAGGAATGGCAGTACCGGTGTCTTGTTCCTTGTTAATTGATCAACGCAATAGTATTTCAGCGCTGCATTCGTTGCTGTTATGGTCAGCGTGACCTCTACATGCCAGTCGTTGATTGTCTGAATTTTTCCTTTTTGCAACCGAACGGTATCACCGTACTCCACTTTGAGAGTAAATTTCCCCTCGAGTGTTCCGTAAATGGGATCGCCGTTCTCGTCATAGACCTGGCAGTTCTTTAGCTTGATATCGCGTGCGATGGCCAATTACAGCACCTCCCACTCAACGTCGAAGTATTCAATTGCATCAAGCGGTTTGGCAGACAGGCGGAACCCGCGGCGGTCGCCAACACCGTTTTTCTTGTCTTCAAAGATCCATCCCGTGTCGATAGCTCCTTGTTGTTCCCGTACTTCCAAGTACGCTTTCACAGCTCCAACGAACGTTGCCCCGCCGATGTCATTATTGCTGAGTTTCCCCTTGTACTTCTTACCGACTGTCTGGATGTCATTTTGAATCTGGTCCAGCGTCATAGAAACCCGAATTTTCCCGTAGTCCTCACGATCTTTCGGGCCAAGAACGGACAGGGTGTTGACGGCACTCTCAATTACATAGACATCACCGTCACGAATAGCGATAAGCGTTCCGGTACTGAGCGCTTGTAGGATTTCGGTATGACCCCAATCCTTTTTGGCTTTCTTCAACGGGACGACTACGCCTGTCATAGACTCGTGGGCTGGGGTTGCTGCGATCATTCCGGCTACCCACGCTGCCCATTGGAGACTGTTGTAATACTTGCCGTTATTGTGCTCACCAGCGATGGCGTTGTTTACTACATATCGCACGTTCTGAGCAACGGATCTCTCGGTATGACTTACCATGTTATCGTCGTCCGCTTCCTTGCCAGCAATGACCAGCGTGCTGAGTTTTTTGTTCAGCCCCCGACGATCGCTCATAAACTGCTTGGCTGCCGCCTGAACCGC